CTACAACCAAGGAACCCGCTGCCGCTGGTATTGGCAGTGTCCAGAGAGCCACTGCAGGGAGTGGTTTCAGCCCATCATGGAGAACTTCAATCTGCAGTCCGCCCGGGCTTTTTGTCCACACTGCGGCACCGAGGTGGACCCTTCTTTGAAAAAGCGCCTGAACCTCAATGGCCGTTGGGTTCCCGAGGGCGGTTACCTGAACGCGGCCGGCGTGCTGGAAGGTGAGCCGCGCAAAAGCCGAATCGCGTCGTTCTGGATGGAGGGCCCTGCCGCGGCCTTTCAGACCTGGTCCAGCTTGGCTGAAAAGCTTAAGCGCGCCCGGGAGACCTACGAATCCACCGGAAGCGAACACACCTACAAGGCCGTAATCAATACCGACTGGGGAAGGCCTTACCTCAGCCAGGCCATGCTTGAAGAATCTCGCTCTACCAACGTCTCCGATCTGGCAGAGGACTACCCGCGCTTTGTTGTCCCTGAGAAGGCCCGTTTCTTGATTGCCTCCGCCGACGTCCAGGGCGGTCAAGATGCACGGTTCGTGGTTCAGGTTCACGCCTTCGGCCCACAGATGGAACAGTGGCTGATAGACCGCTTCGAGATCAGAGACAGCAACCGCCCCGGTGTTGGTGGTGGCAAAGCCCCTATCGATCCGGCCAGCTACCCAGAGGACTGGGATGTTTTGACCGAGCGGACTCTGGGCGCCACGTACAGAACTCAGATCGATGGCCAGGAGCTTCGAGTCCGACTGGTAGTCGCAGACTCCGGTGGTGAGGGCGGTGTATCGGAGAACGCAAAGGCCTGGTGGCTCCGCCTCCAGAAGCAGCAGCTCGGAGACAAAGCCAGGCTCTATAAAGGCGGCTCTACACTCACCGCCCCCATTCTGAGGAAAAGTCGAGTGGGAACCCGAAAGAACATACCCCAGCTGCTGTGCAACCCCAACCTATTGAAGGATTCCGTTTTCAACGCGAGCCGGCGTCAAAGTGGCGGCCCGGCCAGGCTGCATTTTCCCACCTGGTTGGGTGCGGCCTTCTGGGATGAGTTCAGGGCAGAGGTGCGGCAGCCGAATGGCAAGTGGAAGCAGATCCGCAAGCGGAACGAATCTATCGACCTCTGCGCAATGATCTGGGCTGGCGCCCTGCATCTGGGGGCAGACCGGATCAACTGGGATAACCCGACCCAACCCTGGGCCAGACCTATTGAGCACAACAGTGAACGCGAAACCCGGGAAGAACGCCGGGAAAGACAGCAGAAGCCAAGAACAACGAAATCCGCCCGCCGAGGCGTTGGCAAATCAGAGTGGAGTAGCCGGCTATGAACACAACCCTGAACCGCGACACTGATTCAGCAGTGGAGCTGCACCGAATTCTGACCGCCTGCCTTACCCGCAGGTATGGCCTGGTGGAGCTGGCAGCGTCAGCCATGGCGGACGAGATTGTGCTGGAGATTCGCCGGGAGGTGGGCGGCGGTGAGATCTACGTGCCCTGCCCCAACCGCAACCAAAGGAACAGCGAGATCGTCCGAGAGTACAACGGAACCAATGTCCCTGATTTGGCCAAGAAATATAACCTTAGTGAGCGGCATATCATGAGGATTGTTTCGGTCACACCTTGCCGGTAACGATGTCAGGCGGACATTTGTAGAGTGAAAACATCCACAAAAGCAGGTGCAGACCATGACAACCCCAACAGCCTCAGAAATGCTTGCCAAGTACCTATCCGCCGAAGCGGCTGTGCTTCAGGGCCAGCAGATTGAATTCGAAGGGCGTCGAGTATCGAGGGCAGATCTCGAATCAATCCGCAAAGGCAGAAAGGAATGGGAAGCGAAGGTTGCGGCGGAGCGGCGGGCGGCCTCCGGCGCACCCAGCTTCGGAGGCTTGGGGTTTGCAGTAGCGAGGCTTGATCGATGAGTAAGGCAAAGCTGAATTCAATAGACCGCCTCGTTGGTGTCTTCAGTCCTCAGGCAGCCCTGAAGCGAGCAAAGGCTCGTCAAGTGCTGGCCTACTATGAAGCGGCAAAGCCGGACCGGACGCGCAAATTTCGGAGGGATCAAGCCGGCCCGAACCTGCAGACTCAGCAGGGCGCAATTGCCATCCGTAACCAAATAAGGCACCTGGAACAAAACCACGATATTACTCGTGGCGCGTTGCGCACTATGGTCAACAACGTGGTTGGCCCCAAGGGTATAGGTGTAGAGCCGCAGCCCCGGCGAGCTGATGGCTCGATCCATCAAGAGTATGCCTCGGCATTGCTGGCGGCATGGAAAGACTGGGAGCACCATCCAGAGGTTACCCAGCAATTCCACTGGGCCAGAGTTCAAAGGCTTGCGTGCCGCACATGGATCAGAGACGGCGAAGCATTCGCACAAATGCTGTCCGGCCCAGTACCGCTTCTGGAACACGGAACACGAGTTCCGTTTTCGCTCGAGTTATTTGAGCCGGACATGGTGCCTTACTCATTCAACGACACCCGCCGCGGCATCCGACAAGGTATCGCCTTAAATGCGTGGGGGCGTCCAACCGGTTATTGGGTGCACAAAAACCACCCAACCGATGGCGTTGTCCTGTCGTCCAATAGCGACCTGAAGTTCGTTCCTGCTGACCGAATCCTCCACGTAACCATCGCTGACCGCATTGGCCAGATTCGTGGCGTTTCCGAATTCGCCAGCGTCATCACTCGCCTTGAAGATATCAAGGATTACGAAGAATCCGAGCGGGTAGCGGCAAAGATCGCGGCCATGCTCACTGCTTACGTTAAGCGTGGCAACCCAGAAGACCTGGACCCCGACACCCTGCCCCGAGACGAGAACGGAGACATCAAGCCCCGGGAGATTGGGCTCGAGCCCGGCACCATCATCGATACCCTGGAGATCGGTGAAGAGATCGGGATGATCGACTCCAAGCGCCCGAACCCGAACCTGGTAACGTTCCGCCAAGGCCAACTCAAAGCGTTCGCCGCGGGCATTGGCGCGAACTACAGCAGTATTGCCCGGGACTACAACGGCACTTTCTCTGCTCAGCGCCAGGAATTGATTGAGCAGTGGGTTCACTACGCCACACTGACTGACGAGTTCGTGGGCAACTTTGTTCAGCCAGTATGGGCTCAGTTCGTCAGAGCCGCGGCCCTTTCGGGCGTTGTGCCAATTCCTCCCGACCTTGAGCTCGGCACTGAAGATGATGCCATGTTTGTTGGCCAGCAAATGCCGTGGATAGACCCGGCAAAAGAAGCCACCGCCTGGCTAACCCTCGTGCGCGCCGGCTTTGCCTCGGAGTCCGAGGTAATGCGCAAGCGCGGGGTCAACCCGACGGATGTCCTCGACCAGATCGACAAGTTCCGGCGGAAAGCCAAAGAAAAAGGCCTGGTGTTTGATTCAGACGCCGCCTGGAAGCTCGCCACAGAACAACTTCAAGAGGACCCAGAGGAAACCTGAAAATAACGACATTGCGCAGCTAAAAATGTCGCAAGTGCTTTGAGAGGCTGGCAGCATCCAAAAACCAAGGGTGCTGTTATGCCTAAACCAAAGAACAACCCCTTCTCCATTAAGGCCCTCGCTGATAACTCCGTGGAGATTTTCATCTACGGCGATATTGGCGACAGCTGGGATGACGAAAGCACCACGGCTGCTCAGTTCGTCAAAGACCTGGCCGGGCTGGATTCCACCGATATTACCCTGCGCATCAACTCTCCTGGCGGATCAGTCACTGACGGCCTCGCCATTTATAACGCGCTCAAGCGCCACCCCGCGAAAGTAACCACTGAAATCGACGGCATTGCGGCCAGCATCGCCAGCCTGATCGCTATGGCTGGCGATACCGTCAATATGGCAAGCAACGCGCTGTTCATGATTCACGCCCCTTGGGGTTTCAGCATGGGCAACGCCACGGACATGCGCGACATGGCCGACACCATGGACAAGTTCGCAAGAGCCATGGCCGAAGCGTACGCCGATGGTACCGGCAAGCAGGCCGACGAGTTCATGGCGCTGATGGAAGATGGCAAAGACCACTGGTTTACAGCTGCAGAAGCCGAGGCAGCCGGCTACGTGAACCAGGTAACAGAAGCCCTCCCTATCGCAGCCAGCATCGAAAAAACGTTCGACCTCACCCGCTTTGCAAAATTCGCAAAACCTGAACCCGCGGCAGCCGCCGCAATAAAGCCAGAGGAACCAGCTATGCCTGATCCAGTGAAAAAGCCGGCGGCAGAACCGCAGGCCACGGCCCCCACTGAGGCCGAAATCCGCGCCAAGCTGCAGCAGGAAGAAACTGCTCGCCGCGAGGGCATTAACGCAAAATTCGATATGTTCAAAGGTCGCGATGACCTTGCTGAACTGAAAGCTGCCTGCCTGGATGACTTCTCCGTCACTCCGGAAAAAGCAGGTGAGAAAATCTTGGCCAAGCTGGCGGAAGGTGTTGAGCCAGTTCAGGGTCGGGTAACCGTGGTGCAGGATGAACGCGACGTTAAGCGTGCCGCTGCGGTTGAAGCCATTATGGCCCGTGCCGGTATTGCTGGGGTCAAAGCCGACCGCAATAACCCCTATCGCGGCCACAAGTTGCTGGATATTGCCAAGGACTCCCTGGTTGCATCCGGTACCAACACCAACGGCATGGACCAGATGAAGATCGTGGCCAGCGCCTTCACTCAGGGCACTAGCGACTTCCCGGTCATTCTGGAAGAAGCCATGCACAAAACGCTGCAGACAGCGTATGCCTCAGCTTCTGACACCTGGTCTCGCTTTTGCGCCACCGGCTCCGTGAGCGACTTCCGCGCCCACAACCGGTACCGCTTGGGCAGCCTGGGCAATCTAGACGGCCTGAACGAGCACGGCGAGTACAAGTACAAGGCCATCCCGGACGGCGAGAAGGCCAGCATCCAGGCCGAAACCGTCGGCAACATCATCTCACTGACCCGTAAGGCGATTGTGAATGATGATCTGGGCGCATTCATTGGCCTGTCCAACATGCTGGGCCGCGCAGCTGCTCGCACCATCGAGGCTGCTGTATACGCCCTGCTGGCGGAAAACGGCGGCAAGGGCCCGACCATGGATGATGGCAAGAGCCTGTTCCATGCCGACCACAAGAACATCGGCACCGCTGCAGCGCTGTCGGTGGAGTCGCTGGAAGCCCTGCGTGTTCTGATGGCCAGCCAGAAAGACATCAGCGGCAATGACTTCCTGGATATTCGCCCTTCCAACCTGCTGGTGCCGATGGGCCTTGGCGGCACCGCTCGGGTAATCAACGGCGCTGAGTACGATCCAGACACCAGCGGCAAGCTGCAGCGCCCGAACAAAGTTCGCGGCTTGTTCTCTGACGTGATCGACACCCCGCGCCTGAAAGGTACCGGCTATTACACCTTCGCATCCGCGACCGAGGCTCCGGTTATCGAAGTCGCGTTCCTGGATGGAAACCAAGAGCCCTATCTGGAAATGCAGCAAGGGTTCGACGTAGACGGCACCAAGTACAAAGTGCGCCATGACTTCGGTGTGGCTGCGCTGGACTACCGCGGTGCAGCTTACAACGCTGGCGCATAAGGAGAACTGACATGGCTACAAACTTTATTCAGCCGGGTCAGGTTCTGACCCTCACCGCCCCTGCTGGCGGCGTTACCTCCGGCGTTGGTTATCTGATCGGCGCCCTGTTCGTTGTTGCCCTGCAAGATGCGGCAGAGGGTGCGGCTTTTGAGGGCCAGTGTACTGGCGTTTGGGAGCTGCCGAAGACCTCTGCGCAGGCGTGGACAGAAGGTGTGGCGGTTTACTGGGATGGCTCCAAGGCCACTACGGCTGACGCCGCTGGCGCCAACACGCTGATCGGTCACGCGGCAACGGCTGCCGCCAACCCATCCAGCCACGGCCTGGTGCGCCTGAGCGCATAACCAGTGGGCTTTTACAGCACCCTGTTTCGGCAGGGTGCTGAATAAAGGTCATTGCTGAATCACGAGATCTATATGGACCGGCAACTACTCAGATCACAACTAGAAAGGCACGAAGGCCTGCGTCTGAAACCCTACCGGGACACCGTAGGTAAGTTGACTGTCGGCTATGGCCGCAACCTTGAAGATATCGGCATCAGTCG